AAAGGAGTCAAAGTGCCAGCCTATTTAAGATGGAAACAGCAAATGGAACTAGCTTTGGATTCAGCACCGTCATATCATAATCTCTACAATGAGATATTTGACCTTAACAGACGACTGATTCACCAGATCAAGTACAAGATGCACCCATTTTGGCAAAAAGGAAGCCCAATACCGTATGAACGGTTAAAGCTACACTTACGCACACACGTTGTCCCAGAGGACAAGCCTGATAAAGTCAGAGCAGTCTTTGGAGCACCGAAGTTACTTCTTCACTCAGAACTAATGTTCATTTGGCCACTTCAGGCTACTTACCAGAACTCAGAAGCTGGAAGACTTTTTTGGAACCGAGAGATCGGCCGAGGAGGATGGATGACACTATTACAAGAGATGCACAGTCAGACACAAAAGACGTACATTTCAATGGATTGGAGTGGATTCGACCGCAGACTACTACACGAGCTGATCGATGATGTTCACAAGATATGGAGACGATATTATGACTTTTCGACCTATGAACCTACTACCACTTACCCTAACCCAGTTGTCGATGACACTAAGATCGAGAACCTATGGGAATGGATGACCAATTCAATTAAGCGAACGCCAATCGAGCTACCGAACGGAGAAGTTTGGAGCTGGAGATACAACGGCTTTGGATCAGGATTCCAACAGACACAGTTGATGGATTCGTTTTGTAACATGATAATGACTTACACAGTATTATCCAAACTAGGAGTTGACATTGAATCAGACAATTTCAAGTCAAGATTTCAGGGAGATGACGCAATATTATCTTTCCCCGAACCTATGTATGGACAGTACGGACGCAATTTTCTTGCGATGATGGCACAAGAGGCAGAACTCTACTTCAACGCAAAATTGAGCGACGACAAGTCAGGGATCGGCGACCACCCGAACGCGATGTACGCTTTAGGCTACAACGTTCGATATGGTAAGCCATACAGGACAGACGAGGATCTACTCAGTCACCTGTTTTTCCCAGAGAAGCCACAAGACTACGGAAGATTAGCAGCATCAGCGCTTGGATTAGTCCACGCGTCACTAGGATGCAGCGAATCATTCTATAACCTTTGCCAAGACATTTGGAACGCAATCGTCATTGAGAAAGAGATCGAACCAGATTTCAAACAACTCAAATGGATGAAGCGAGCCGGAATGGAAGAGGTATTAGAGTCACTACAGTCAGGAGACTTCCCAGAGTACAACGATATTCTAGCAGCAGGAATCACGATGAAAGACCGCACGGAGCGAGAGAAGCAACGCGCATGGCCTACAATTCCTAAGGGTTTAAGAAATGAGATCATATTTATTAACAAACTATGAATCTGATTTTTATTTATTCCTTTTATTTAAAATAAAAAAAAAAA